GCCCACCTGTCGGTAGGCCCCTCATATTGACTGCGTGCGTTACGTTGTCAATATGAGGGGCCTACCGACAGGTGGGCAGCTTCCTGCAATTGAGCCCGTAAAGGCTTATGCTAAGCCTGATGGGCGAGTCACAATTACCGTGCCTCCTATTACTGAGGCACAGGCTGCGCCACGTTCACGCGGCTCTTGGAAGAGCCGATTCGGAGGGTACTAATGAGTGACGAGATGATGGGTGGTCTAGGCAACGCAATCGGACAGGAAGCAGAGTCCATGATCGGAAGGGCTCAGCTGCCTGACCCATTCATGGAAGAAGGCCCCTCCGACGAAGATCTGATGAAGGAAGAGGATCACGTTCGCCTGTGGTTCAACAGGGTTCATGATGCGAAGAGGGTCAAGAACAAGTGGGAGGACAACTACTCGGTAGAGATGTCCCACGACTACGTGCGCGGATTCCAGCGCCCCACAGATGAGGAGTTTGACGCTCAGGGGGAGAAGAGGTATCAGTCAAACAAGATCCTCGCAAACCTCAAGACTCGACTGCCGAGGATCTTCTACTACCATCCGTACATCCGCGTGCGCCCTACGAGAGGGCGAGAGGATACACCCGGTCAGTTGGTGAGCAAGCGTGCCGGTCTATTGCAGGACACGATCAATACTGTCATTCGCGCACCGCAGACCCGCTTCAAGCCGGAGTGCATGGCGGCGCTGAAGGAGGCTCACTGGGCGTTCGGTATCGTTGAGGTTGGGTATGATGCCGACTGGGCAGAGAACCCATTCAAGAAGAAGCCGATCCTGATTGACGGTGAGGATGAGCGTGACGAGCTAGAGAAGATCGGAAAGGTCACGCCGGAAGAAGAGAACGAAGACGCTGATCCAATGATGGAGGCGCTGAGGGAAGCGTTCGGTGATATGGACGAAATTCCACAACAGGAGAGCTTCTACGTCAAGCATGTACCGGCATCACAGTTCCTTGTGTCAACGAACGACAGGATCTCGACAGAGACGATGGACTGGGTTGGGTACTGGGAGTGGATGCAGGTTGAGGACGTTAAGCGTGCGTATGACAATACGGAAGATCTTACGGGATCAGGGAAGATGTCTCTGGATGAGTCGGCGCACGACAAGGATCTCATGCCGACGTATGATGCTGGTGAAGAGATTCCGGCGAACATGGTTCGTGTGTGGAAGATCTGGGATCAGCGCGAGAAGATCCGCTACGTCCTAGCCGAGGGGCACAAGTACTTCCTCAAGCAAAGCGACTATGACTATTTGCCAATCTCCGATCTCAGGTTTGAGGTCATGCCCGGTGAGTGGTATCCGATCCCACCAATCTTCCAGCAGTTGATGGAGCAGGATGAGTTCAACGACTCACGCGAGTACCTTCGTATGGTCCGCAAGGGTACGCGCCCACGCTTCATCTACGACAAGCAGTCGTTCACTCCGGCTGAACTGGAGAAGATTGAGAACGACGAGTTCGGCGTGTTCATCGGGACAGACAACGGCAACATGACCGCTATCGCTCCGATCAACCAGCCGTCCTTCTCAGAGACAGCACTTCGCGTGCTTGGCCTTGCCGAGGCGGGATTCACAGAGCAGGCTGGTTCATCTCCCGTATCAAGGCTTACTAGAGGAGGTGGTGGTACTCCGACCGCTACCGAAATCGGCGCTCTTGAGCAAAGCGGGGGCGTACGAGACTCTTACGAGCAGCAGCAAGTAGCCGATTGGCTCGCTGATGTCTGCTCTGGAATCCTCCAGTGTGCTGTGGATAAGATGACGTTGGCTCAGTGGGTTCTCCTAAACTCCGACCCATCCTCTCCGCAGTTCCAGATCGACGGGATGCAGATTGCTCAGGTTCTTCAGACGATCTACAGTCCTATCCCAGACAAGGAGCAGCTAGCGCAGGCGGCGAACACTCTACAGCAGATGATTCGCCCTCAGCAGCCGTACGCGCCGCCAGAGAAGCAGATGCGTCAGGTCACGCCAGATGACCTAGAGGAGTCCTACGGTGTTGGCGACTGGGATGTCACGATTGACATAGAGTCGCTCTCTCCGGTCTCCGAGAGCCAGCACGCATCACGCATCATGCAGGCTCTACAGTTGATCTCGTCTCCGGGTCCGGGCGAACTTCTGGCTATTTCTCCAGAGCTACTGAAGACCATGCTGAACCTCATGGGCATCCGCTCCGCTGAGGATCAGGCAGCAATTTCAAACGCTCTAATGATGCAGCAGCAGATGAGACAGATGGTTATGATGATGCAGATGATGGGCGGCGGCGGAAGCATGCCCGGCCAGAAGGGTATCGCTCCTATGGCCGGAGGACCGCAGAGCAGCGGTCCAAACGCTCAGCAGGCAGAGCCACCGCCCGGTCCACCACCAAGCGGAGGTCAGTAAATGGAAAAGAAGTGCCAACGTTGTGGAACGACTGAGCTAGAGAAGGAGGATGGGAAGGTGTTGCACTGTGAGAAGTGCTGCGCTGATGTTCCTCTTGGAGTCTGGCCTGCTGGGATGTGCAAGGGTAATCAGAGCGACCATGGACCAATGAGCGGATTTGACGATCCTTTTGAGCCATACGTGGATTGCCAGATCCTCAGTAGGGATGATCCCCGTGTGAACGAGAGAGACCATCTTGGTATTCCGGGCGTCAAGATCAACAGCAGAAGCGAGCGAAGGAATCTGATGAAGGAGCAGGGGCTCCAGTACGGAACGCAGAAGTTTGAAGAGCGTGGGAAGAAGCTGTATTTCACGTAAAGGAGATTTAGTGGAGAACTCATTGTGTGCCGTTTGTTCCAGCAGCAACAGGGAGAAGGTCAACGATGAGATTCAGAGTGGAAAGTCTCTCAGGCAGGTAGCAAAGGATTGGGGCTTTTCGAAGTCGTCCGTACAGAGACACAGGAAGCATCTGTATGAGAAGGAAGCGCAGGAGATTCCGAACGGGATCGTAACGAAGATCTCAACGCTGTATGACGCCGAAGGGAACGTCAAGCAGCAGTGGGTGATGGAGAAGCCAGAAGACCGTGACAGGCTTGTTCTATGGCAGGAGATTGCCAAGGACATAGCCAAGGATATCGAGCCCATCAACGAGATGGCGATCCCGGCCTCAACGAATGACGACCTACTCGTTTGCTACCCAGTAGGAGATCTGCATCTGGGGATGCTTTCATGGGATAAGGAGACAGGACATGATTGGGATCTCAAGATCGGTGAACGTGTGTTCGATGAGTCTATGGGGTTCCTTGTGGACTCAGCACCTAGCGCTGATAACGCGCTGGTGGCGTTCCTCGGAGACTTCATGCACTACGACAGCTTCGAAGCGATCACACCAACGAGCGGGAACCTCCTAGATTCAGACAGTCGTTACCCAAAGATGGTGAAGGTGGCAATCCGGTCGGCACGTAGGGCAATCGAGAAGGCGGCGGCGAAGCACAGGAACGTGAGGGTCATCGTGGAGATCGGCAACCACGACCTGTCTAACTCTGTCTTCTTGGCTCATGCTCTTGATGCGATCTACGAGAACAACCCTCGTATCGTCATAGACATCGCGCCATCTCACTTCCACTATGTTGAGCACGGGAAGGTTCTCATTGCCACTCACCACGGACATGGTGTGAAGATGGAGAAGCTTCCGAACATCATGGCGGCAGACAGGCCGGAGGCATGGGGTCGCACGAAGTTCCGTTACTGGCTCACGGGCCACATTCATCAGCACAAGCATCTAGACTTCCCCGGAGTCAGTGTTGAGTCGTTCAGGGTTCTGGCACCACAGGACGCATGGTCTTTCAACAAGGGATACCGCAGCCAGAGGGACATGAAGGCTCTTGTGTTCCATCACGACTATGGAGAGGTGTCAAGGATTACGGTCAATCCTGACATGTTCGTCTAATGGAACTCCTTCAGTTCTTCACGAACATCCTTCAGGGGCTCACGTCTTGGTTCCCAAGGATCGTACTGGTGAACGTCACGGAGCGTGGTGTCAAGTTTGTTCGCGGGAAGGACGCGAAGCTTCTCAAACCCGGACTTCATTGGTGGCTACCGCTGACGACAACGGTGGAGCGCTACACCATCCTGAAGGACGCAACTGAGTTTGAGCCGGTCGTTCTGCCGGACAGCAAGGGGAAGCCTATAGCTATCGGGTTCACGATGATATGGCGTATCGAGCCGGATAACGTTGTTTTGGCCGCAACAACTATCGATGATCACACCGCTATGGTGGGCGAGATCGGGGAGTCTCTCCTCCCCCCTCTCGTCCTCCAGTACGACTTCGACGGGCTCCTGAATCGCATTCGCGGCGGGCGCAACATGAAAACCATCAATGATATGCTTACCGAAGAAGCCAGAACTGCGCTTGTCGAATACGGGATAACCGTAGACAGGTGCAGGATCAACTTCGTTTCGCCAGCGAGGGTATTCAAGCTGATCAAGTAGGAGGAAGTCATGCCAGCATTCACACAGGAACAAGCCAACAAGTACTACAACACCCTTACTGACGAGCAGAAGGCTCAGATCGGTGACCAGATCAACAATGAGTCGTGGGCTGTTGAGTGGTTCACTAACGCTGTCAATGCTGGAGTTCCGGGAGCCATCAAAGCGACTGGGAATTACAGCGGGCCGGAAGGCGGGAACAACGAGAACGAGGGTGGGGACGCTGGGGTTGTAGCGAACTGGGCTGACGCTGCTGAGCCGGAAGAGTGGCTTGGCAAGAGGGCACCAACTCCGGGCGAGCTTCGCAAGTGGGCAAAGTATCAACACCAAGACTATCTAGCTGGCGGAAGCGGGCAGGATGAGGACTACGACAGGGTTTCGGATAGGGTTCTATCTGGTCTGATCAAGAAGACGTGGGATGTTAACTCTGGAGGATGGAAGCCGGGCGGTGGGAACCCTTGGTCTCAATATGATGACGATGGGAACGTTATCACTGGTCCGGGCGGCGAGAAGCCCGGCGCTGGCGAGGGAGGGCAGAAGCCTCAGAAGCCTCAGGAGCCCGTCAAGCCGACGACATACACAACAGGAGACAAGCAACTTAGCTTCACTGGAAACCCTCTCGTTGACAACATGATCCAGATGTTCAATCAGGCCCAAAGTCAGAGAGGAATTGTAGAGGGTGGTGGTGACGTTGACCGCTCGCAGCTTGGAATCTTCGCTCGCGGAGAGAACATGCAGGTTGGTGGAGGCGACGACCTCAGCAAGCTCGCCGGTATGTTGATGGGAACTGGCGGTAACGCATTCCTGTGGACTGCTGTGGACGACGACGCTTTCGGTGGCCTCAAGGGTCAGTGGAAGGGTGAAGCCGCAAAGCAGCCAAAGAACAAGCAGCCAGCACCACCTTCTCCTGCCTCTGTTGCAAACCCAAACCCGCCACCAGTCGAGGAGACCACACAGGAAGTTGTAGATCAGACGACGCAGGGGAACACTGGTCCTAAGGTTCCGTCCTATAAGCTCGACCAGCTAGAGAACCAATTCGGGGGTGGTGCTGTGGGAGACTACAGCTCTCCGTTCTACGACATGATCAACAACAACTACGGGAACAACGCGAACAGGTAAGGGAGAATGGCAATGGGTAAGATGGCAGACATGATGGCTGAGGGTCCGAGGAAGCCGCAGCCTCGCCTTTACATCACAGCACACGTAGACGACTACGGTACAGAGGTAGCAGAACCGTTTGATGATACGAAGTACCTCAGGAAGGATCTTGCTCGTTGCAAGGCAACAGTGAAGAAGATCGAGAGTGAACTAGACACCTTTGTGCCTGAGGATGTGGCGGCTAGGGTAAGGAAGTCCCTTGAGGACCAGCTTGAGTCCGAGAAGGATCGAATCGCGGAGCTTAGGCTCCAAATCAAGAACGCCAAGAAGCGTTCAGGGAGGTAAGTTAGTGGCGACAGAAGCACCGAAGACTATCGCAGAGGCAATTGAGGATGTCACCGAGGAAGATCTCAACGCCCCTGAGGAAACTGACGACGAGGTCGATGAGACCGACGACGACGCTGAAGACAGCGACGAAGTAGACGATGATGAGGACGATTCGGACGATGAGTCCGATGACGACGAATCCGACGAGTCTGAAGATGACGACGACGACTCGGATGACGATGACGACGACGCAGACTGGGGTGTCAAGGGAGAAGATGACACAGACTTCTTCGATGACCTCACTCAGGAGCAGCTAGCCAAGATCAAGGAGCACCCGGAACTCAACGCTCTTCGCAAGCAGTTGATGAAGGGCTACGAGAAGAAGACGATCAAGCATGCCAATCTGGTGAAGCTTGGAGAGGCGTACAGCAAGAATCCTCTTGGAGTTCTTCAGGCAATCGCGGATCAGTTGGGCGTTCAGGTGGTGAAGCGCGGCGACACCCCGCAGGCTGGAGCCGAAGGAGAGAAGAAGGAGGGTCCATCGAAGGTTGAACAGGCTGCGATGAAGATCCAGAAGCTCTTCGGTGAAAAGGCTGGTCCGGCTGTCAAGGAAGCCCTCAGCGAGTTCGTTTCCGCTGTCAACGAAGAGAACATGGCTCCAGTCAACGAGAAGCTCAGCAAGGCCGATATGGAGGCAGAGAAGGCTCGATTCCTCAAGGAAGAGTCCGACTTCAGGGAGCGTCACAAGGCTGTACTCAACGGGGAGATTGAGGAAGAGGTTGTCAAGCTGGGCGAATCGAAGCGCTTCGTCCCCGGTCCAAAGCAGACTGCGGCAGACTACCTCGACATGCTGCTTGAGGTTGTCTTGGCGAAGCGTGGTAAGAGCCTAGCCAAGGACGCGAGCAGGAAGGCCAGCAAGAAGCTCCGCGAGAAGGTGGATCGCAACAGGAGAGACCGTGAGCCTCGCGGACGCAACAGCAAGAGCGGCGTGAAGAAGGTGTCTCGTCTTCAGGCAGAGCCGGAGAAGTTCAGGAGCCTCAGTGAGGCGATTGATGCGGCGGCTGCTGAGATGGAGGACGACTTCGAAGAATGATCTAGGTAGAGAAGCCGACGAGATACCTCGCGGCCCTCTGAATCAATTGCGGGTCGTGTCGCAGGAGGCCAATGCCCCTGTTGCACGGCCCGCAAAGTAGTCCACGGACCTTCCCGCTCTTCTTGTCGTGATCGACCGCAAGGTTTCTGAGGTTGCTGTTCTTCCTCTCAAGCCTGTTGTCCCCGCCACAGATCGCACACTTCCCTTCCTGCTTCTCCATCAAGACTTCCCATTCGTCAGGCGTGATGCCGTAGCGCCTTTGACGCATGTACGCACTCCAGCATTTCTTGCAGTACTGCATCGACTTGATCATGTCTGGCTGACCAAAGGTTTCGTGACAGATTGTGCAGTCGGCTACGACCTTGCCGTCTTGGACTCGGATCATGAGCCACCTCCTAGTATTATCTTAACAGTTAGCTTATCGAATTCCCCATGTCCATGTTAGTTGTTGTATGACAACATCGGGTGGGTTTTTTCTTGACAAAACGAACAACCTGTGTTCCGTTAAGAAGTGACGGGCATGCGGGAAACTGCTGACCCACCGACGGGCCGTAGCTGGGGACACATAAGAACCACCTAAGCGAAGGCTGGATCGGGTTCGGGCTGGCGACACGCAGCGTGACCACGGGGATCCACTCCCTGACTCTTGGTTGCTGCGTGGTGGGAAGCTCCAAGAGAAGTCAAGCTAAGCCCACTGGAATGACTTAATCTCAAGGAGAAAAACATAATGGCTCCAACCACACTCAGCAGGACGTACAACGCGAGGTTGACAGCGCTTCTCGACAAGATTCGTCCAGTCATCCAGAACCAGATCACCACTTCGAATGCTTTCTACTGGAAGTACAAGAAGGCTGGCAACTGGAAGACCGTGTCGCAGCTTGGCGATAGGCTCCGCGTGCCTCTGATGTACGAGTTCGCGCCCGTTGACACGTTCGGCGCAAACGGCGTCGGACAGGTTGACGTAACCCCTCAGGACGGGCAGACCCCTGCCTTCTTTGAGTGGGCTCGTATGGCAAGCTCCGTCACCATCGGTGACTTTGAGCGAGCACAGAACAAGGGTGCTGCACTTGACCTTCTCAAGTCCAAGACTGAGCAGGCGATGGCAGGACTTGAGGACCGTTTCGGTCGCTGGCTGCTTCAGGGACAGGGCGCAGAGGATGCCACGTCTCTCACCACTGCCCGTACCAGCCCGGTGAACTCTTCGGTCTTCATCGAGCCCATCCCTCTCATGTGCGAGTACGCAACCTCCACATGGGCCTCAGTTGGTCAGATCGACCCTGACACCGACACATGGTGGAAGAATCAGGTTGTAACCTCTGCTGCTGCTTCATACTCCGCGCAGTTGAAGGAGATCGACCACCTCATCAACCTCTGCTCCAAGAGCGCTGGACCGGGTCCAGACCTCTTCGTTGCAGACCTCCTCGGCTACGAGCAGGTGTCTGCGGCTCTCCGCAACCTCCAGCGCTTCGTAGACTACGAAGAGGTCGGTTTCCCATGGAAGGCTATCCGCATCAACGGCGCTCCGCTGGTCTTCGATCAGTTTGTGCCTAACGCAAAGGGTGCTTCCACCACTGTTAGCGCTGGCGCATACTCCACCATCTACGCTTGGAACTCCAAGTACAGCGGTGTGAGCGTGTTCTCTGGCGCTGACTTCACTCCGGGTGAGTTCGTTCGCGCTCCGAACGGAACCGGCGAGACCTCGATCATCCAGTGGTACGGTGCTCACTGGACGAGCCGTAGGGACAAGCTGGGCGTTCTCGGCGGGTTCAACAACTCGGTAACGTCGTAATTCTGGGGGGGATAGGCAATAGTGCCGAGTCCCCCTCATACAATGGCTGGATAGGCAAAGGCTGAGTCCGGCTGAGGAGATAAACCAATGATTTTCAATGCTTTCCAGAGGGAAGAGGCTGACAACGTATTCACCGTTGTTCGCAACGTAACAGGCGCAGCGGTCGCAAAGGGTGAGGCGGTTGTCTGGGACACAGGAACGCCTGATGGCGTCCGCGTGACCAAGGCTGCAACCAATACGGTGACCCTGTTCCGTGGAATCATCACGGAAACGTCCATCGCTGACAGCGCATACGGCAAGGCACTCGTTCACGGGTACTACGCATCCGCGAAGATCACGAACTCGGCAACGACACCAGTCGCTGCCGGTGACGTTCTTGCTCTAGCGAACGGTGTATTGTACCTTGCCCGCTCCGCTGCTGGCACTGGCACGTCCGGTACCGTGTTTGCGGCTGCGGCTGTTGCCACTGGCGCAACACCAGCGTCGGCTGCTTCCGGTGTCTTCGTTCGCGCACTGTAAGCATCCCTCGACAACAAACGGCTCCTCTCGCTCCGGCGGGGGGAGCCA